GGTATGGAGATCGACACTTCAGCTTTCCGCACGCGCCCCGAAGTTATATAAATAGTAATGTCAATAAAACTTGCTATATAACTTCGGGGAATAACTTTGTTTTACACTATATATAAAATTACTAATATATTAGATAACAAGATTTATATTGGTAAACACCAAACTAAAAATATAAATGACAATTATATGGGTTCTGGGAAACATCTTAAACGTGCTATTAAAAAATATGGTATTGAAAATTTTGTAAAAGAATTTTTATTCATTTTTGATAATGAAGAAGAAATGAATATTAAAGAAAAAGAATTAGTTTCTGAAGAATTTTGTTTAAGAGAAGATACTTATAATATGTGTGTTGGTGGCCAAGGTGGATTTGGTTATATTAATCAACATGGACTAAATTGGACATATGAAAAAAACAAAAGAATATCTAAATTTAGTACATTTTCTAAAGAAGAAAGAAGTTTTTATGGTCATCTTGGTGGTAAAGTTGCTATAACAAATTTATTAAAATATAATAAGACCGGTAATGGCGGTAGAAAAACTGGAGAACTAAAAACATCTGGATTTCAGACTGGAATTGCTGGTAAAGCTTCGTCTTTAAGCATAAATAGCATTAATAATAAAAAAATAAAATGTAATTGTGGATTAATTACAACTAAAGGTCCAATGACAATTCATAAGAAAAAATGCAAATTGTAAATTGGTAAGACATACCAATAATCAAAAAAAGAACACAAAAAGTTTTATAACTTTAAAAGAGTTACAAGAAAATATAGAAAAATTCAATGAATTATACGGCTTGATGGCAGAATGATTTATGCAAAGGTCTGCAAAACCTTCTATCCGAGTTTGATTCTCGGTCAAGCCTCCATCTAATATAATGAGATATGTGTGGGTTCGAATCCCATCAGGAACTCCAATATTATCCGGGTGTAGCTCAGAGGTAGAGCACTCGCTTTGGGAGCGAGGGGTCGTTGGTTCAATCCCAGCCACCCGGACCATTTTTCTTGATTTTTACCTAAATACGGTGTATACTCTACACACATATAACATAAGGTGAATATAAAATGTCATACATTGTCGATCCAGAATTATCCGAATATGCAAATGAATCTCAAAAAACCTATATCGAAGCTGTAAATCGTTTAGGGAGCTTTCATAAAGCTGAACAAGAAATGAAAATGGGCAGGGATGCAATCCGCGCCTCAATTCGTAGACTTAAGGAACGAGCCGCACTTCGTGGTTACGCTCCAGAATATAATATGGACAAGACCGTTCCAGACGGATTCTTCGTAACCAAGGTTTCTACTAACTATCGTGACGATGGTTCAGTAGCCCAACAGTGGATTCAATCAAAGCCAGATGAACAAGCTAAGTTCAAGATTCTGATTGATGCCATCGAAAATGCTCTAGCGAAGGAACGTCCTCGCACACCAGCAATCAAAAAGCCCCTATACACAACTTCTTCTCTGTGCAATCTTTATACTTTCACCGACTATCATATGGGTATGTTAGCTTGGTATAAGGAAGCTGGTGCTGATTGGAATATTGAAATTGCAACCAATGTTCTTATTGGTTGTTTTGAACAAATGATTTCGATGTCTCCTGCAGCAAAGGTCTGTGTTATTAATCAGCTAGGAGACTTCTTACATTTTGATGGTCTAGCGCCAGTAACTCCGACTTCTGGTCATATTGTTGATAATGCTGGTAATTATTCCCAAGTAGTTGAAGCTACTATTGATGTTCTATGCCGAGTTGTCGATATTGCTCTGATGAAGCACGAAGAAGTTCATCTTGTTCTTGCTGAAGGAAACCATGATATGGGTGGTTCTGTTTGGCTACGTAAGCTATTCAAGAAACTTTACCGCGATGAACCTAGACTAACTATTAACGATAGCGAAACACCATATTATATCTATACTCATGGCGAAACTCTTATTGGGTTCTCACACGGCCATAAAAAGAAGAAGGAAGGTTTACCTCTTCTATTTGCTGCTAAGTTCCGTAAAGAATGGGGTGCAGCTACTAAGACATATATTCATTGTGGTCATTATCATCATGAAGATGTCAAGGAATATCCTGGTGCCAAAGTTATTCAACATCCAACTCTAGCTGCATCTGATGCATATGCTGCACGCGGAGGTTGGTTGTCAGAACGGCAAGCATCTGGTATAACATACCATGATAAGTATGGAAAGGTTGGAGAAGTCGTAGTGACTCCCGAAATGCTTTCCTAATTGTATAATGTTTTAGTGGAGTAATTTATATTATGAATGATGAATTTTTGTGGTGTGAAAAATATCGCCCAAAGACAATTGCTGAGACTATTCTTCCAGAGGATTTGAAGAATATGTTTCAGCAATTTGTAGACAATAAGAATATTCCAAATCTAATTCTATGTGGTTCTGCTGGTGTAGGTAAGACTACAGTAGCGCGAGCTATGCTAGAAGAACTTGGTTGTGATTATATCGTAATCAACGGATCGATGAATGGTAACATCGATACCTTACGTACCGAAATTCAAAACTTCGCATCATCAGTTTCTTTTTCTGGTGGCCGTAAATATGTAATTCTTGACGAAGCAGATTATCTAAACTGTCTAGATGAGAACGAATTTATTAAACTTTCAAACGGCGAACTCGTGCGTCTTGGCGATATGAAAGACGGCCTAGAATATAATGTGATTTCTTTTAATACCGAAACACACATTTTTGAAGAAGATACTGCAGAAATAGCGAATAGAACAAATAAAATGGTCTATGAAATTGTGCTTGAATGTGGAAAAACAATCCGATGTACAGAAGATCATCCACTAATCTGTCAAGATAAGGAAGGTAATATCGTTACTAGAACAATAAGTGAAGGTTTAGACGAATTTAAAATAATTATCGAAAAGGATTAAAATAATCGGCTTCATCTTATAAATAGATTTGTAATATGGAGTCGATCATGAATAAAATCTATAAACCTTATACTTATGCTATAGGTTGGTCTAAATATAAAATTTGGTATTATGGTGTCAGAATATCTAAAAAATCATATGTTGGTGATATTTGGGTTGAATATTTCACATCTTCTACTATAGTTAAAGAATTTGTAAAAAATAATGGTAACCCCGATATAATAAAAATATGTAGGGTTTTTGATAATATAGATGATGCAATTTTACATGAATATAAGTTTTTGAGTAAAGTAAAAGTACACAAAAACCCACATTTCTTGAATGCACATTGTGCGCCTGCTTTTAAAAAATTTGATGAAAATCCTATGAAAATAGGTAAAATTCGTGAAAAAGTAAAAAGAACCAAAACTTTACAAAATTTAATTAAAAACGTTAGAAATAAAAATTTTAAACTACATCCATCTAAAATACCTATTCTTGAGAAATATATTAAAATTTTAATGAATAGAAATAGATCATATAAAAGAATTTTAAAGTTGTTAAATGATAGAATTCAACTATGTTCACAATGGGTTCCTAAACCATATCCTAAAAATAGACTTTCAAAAAAAAGAGGACCTAATACGAAGATATCAGATAGTAAAAAGGGTAAAGTTTGTTATCATAATCCTTTAACTAAAATGGGTAAGATGTTTGGATCAAATGACATTATACCAGATGGTTGGTTAAAAGGCTTAGTTAAAAACACACCCAATACTAATACACCAGAAGTTAAGAAAAAAATATCAGACAGCCAAAAATTATATAGATTAAAAGAATCTGAAGAAAAAAAGAAACAAAGAATATCGAAATGGCGTGAAACTACCACAAAAAAGGACGGCGATATTAATTATGAATTATGATGTTTCAAATGTGAAAAGTATTATACCGATTGGTTATAGAAATGTTGTTGATGTTACGGTAAAGAAAAATCATACTTTTATTACGGGGACCGGAGTAGTTGTTCATAACTGCAACTCAACTCAGCCAGCACTTCGTAATTTTATGGAAGAATATTCCATCAATTGCGGATTTATCTTGACATGTAACTTCTTTAATCGTATTATCGAGCCCCTACACTCTCGGTGTTCAGTAATCAATTTTAAAATTTCAAAGTCAGATATGCCAAAACTTGCCGCTCAGTTTATGAAGCGCACAAAGATAATTCTGAACCGAGAAACTGTGGCTTTTGATAATGAAGCTGTTGCGGCAATTATTATGAAGTATTTTCCAGATTGGCGTAGAGTTCTGAATGAACTTCAACGTTACTCAGCCACAGGAAAGATTGACTCGGGCATTCTTGTTAATTTGGGTGAAGAATCCTTTAAGGCTCTTATTGTATTTCTAAAAGATAAGAACTTTCCAATGGTTCGTAAGTGGGTTGCTGAAAACTCAGACCAAGATTCTACAGAACTTTTCCGAAAGCTATATGACGCTTCTTCTGAATTTATGGCTAAGGATTCTATTCCACAACTAGTTCTTTATATTGGGCAGTATCAATATAAGGCTGCTTTTGTTGCGGACCAAGAAATTAATCTAATGGCATGTCTAACAGAAATTATGGCAGATTGCGAATTTAAGTAATGGCAAATCCGTTTGATTTCGTCAATGCGATTTCTAATACCAAGGTGGATTTAATCAGAGACTCTGACGATCCATCTCGTATAGAAAAGGAATATAATGCGTGGATTGTAAATAAAGGATTGTCTTACTTTACAGACACCTTGTTTTATGCTAATGATATGAATATGTATCCAGCGTTGGGTGGAAAACTTCAATTCTATTATCTTCTAAATACTATCAGACCCAAAAAGCGATTTGCCAAATGGGTCAAGAAAGTATCAGAAGATGATTTAGAATTGGTGAAATCTTATTATGGATATAATAATGAAAAGGCTAAACAGGCTATTTCTATTTTATCTGATGCTCAACTTGCAGTTATAAGAAAAAGACAAGAACAAGGTGGCATAAATGAGTAATTTGATTACTTCTATGATAGAAGTAACCTTAAAAGATAAGGATGACTTTCTAAAGGTTAAGGAAACCCTTTCTCGTATTGGCGTTGCTTCTCGTAGAGATAATACTCTATATCAGTCATGCCATATCTTACATAAGCAGGGAAGATATTATATAACGCACTTCAAAGAACTTTTTGCTTTAGATGGAAAGAGTACTGACTTTTCTGATAACGATAAGGCTCGTAGAAATACGATTGCTAATCTTCTTGCTGAATGGAATCTTGTTGTTTTAGTAAACCCAAACAAGTCGCAAGAACCAATTGCAACAATAAGCCAAATTAAAGTTGTCTCATTTAAAGATAAGAATTCTTGGAATCTACAATCTAAATATAATATTGGACAAAAATAAAGGCTAAAATATATTATGGGTGATTCTGAGTGGAGTGTTCCCGGTGATACCGGTTCTTTAAGAATCCTAAATCCTATAAAGTATAAATGGAATATGGATTTCTTTGGTGATGGTAAAATTAACATACAATTCATAAATAATGTACCATTTATACATAGACTGGTATGTAAAAAAATATTCAAATCAAAATGGACAAAATTATAGTTCATTTTTATACGGCAATCTCTTACCCGTTAAGCTAAGAGAAATAATGGAGACTTATAATATGAAGACACTACTAGTAACTCTAGGTACTCTAGCTCTGACTGCAACTGCTGCTCATGCTGGTGATTTCAAGGTTGAGTACAATGAAAATGCAACTACTGCTGCTAAGTCAGCTAAGTCAGATACTGTGAAGACCGAGTTCAACAATTTTGTTTTTGGTGACACTTTCCGATATTCAGTAGAGGCTAATCTAACCCAAGCCAATGGCAAGGGGGCTGTTTCTGGGCAGCTAATCTCTAAGGTTGGCGCAGTCGTTCCAGTAGGCTTTCTAACTTTAAAGCCACGGGTCGAATATGGCACAGTTGAAGGTCTAGGTAAGGCTTCACAGTTCTATGGTCTAGAAGGTCAAGTAACTTCTAAGACACCAATTAAACCCCTAACCGTAACTCTTGGCTATCGTCAGCGTTTTAATGGTAATGGTGGTATTGGCAATCGAGTAACTCGTGAAGAAGTATCTGCTGAATACGCACTAACTAAGAAGTATGGTGTTGGTCTTGCCTATTATCATAATAGTGGCGATTCAACAAGCAACGTGCTTGGTGCTTACCTAAAGGCTAAGTTCTAATAATGGTTCGCATTGGCTTTTGCGCTGGTGCTTTCGATCTTCTACATGCTGGTCATGTATTAATGTTAGAGGATGCTAAAAGCCAGTGCGACCATCTTATTGTTGGACTACACACCGATCCGACGCTTGATAGACCAGATAAAAATAAACCAATACAAACTACATACGAAAGATACTTGCAATTAGATGCGTGTAGATTTGTAGACCAAATTATTCCATATGATAGAGAAGAAGATCTTTATAATATTTTAGTAACTAAAGGTATTGATATTAGAATTCTTGGCTCAGATTATGAGAATAAGTACTATACAGGAAAGGGATTAGTTCCTGTATATTTTCATAGAAGAGATCATAGATTTAGCTCTTCAGATTTGAGAATTCGCATATATAATAAAGTGGCATATCCATATTTGCCATAAATAAAGCAGCTAATGCCTAATGGGTTAGCATTTCTAAAACTCTCGCTTAAAAGGAGAATTAATATGTATAAATTCGATCATACTTTTAGTGATCTGTCTAAATTCGACAAGTATTTTGTCGGCGCAGATCAAATGTTTAAAAAGTTCAACGATATGGCTGCACAAACTGCAGAAGTCGTAAGCAAATATCCTCCGTATAATATCAAGAAAATTGATGACAACACATATGTTGTCGAGATGGCTATTGCCGGATTTGGTAAGCAAGATATTGAACTTACCCTAGAGGATAATAAATTAGTTATTAAGGGAAATACCGAAACCTCAGAACCAGCCGAAAATTATCTTCATAGAGGTATTTCAGATCGTGCGTTTACGCGACAATTTACTTTAGCAGATAACATCGAAATCAAGAACGCAGACCTGTTTAATGGTATGTTAAAGATTTGGTTGGAAGCCATTACTCCAGAATCTAAGAAGCCTAAGAAGATTCATGTTAATGATGTAAATTCATACCCGGAATCTACAAAGGAATTTCTATCAGAAGGAAAGAAAAAGTAATGTCTAGTTGTAAAGTATCAAACCTTGTTACCAAGATTACTTGGGTATATTTGGCTGTATTGTCGATTACCTACTTAGTATCAATTATGCACTAAAGAATGGGAGGAAGAAATTCCTCCCATTTTCATATTGACTTTTTACAATCTTTATTATATATTATTATTTGTCTGTAACGATGTGAGGAAGTTATGAAGTTTTATACAGATGCTTACCTACAAAACAATATCATCTATCTTCGTGGTAGAGAGAACGGTAAAAGGGTAAGTCGGAGAATTGTTTATAAACCATATTTGTTTGTCCCTTCAAAAAGGGATGAGCCAGAATATCGATCAATTTATGGGCAATCTGTGGATAAGATTGAATTTGATACCGTAACAGAAGCGCGCAATTTTATTCATAGTTATGAAGATGTTTCTAATTTTGAAATTTTCGGATTTAGTATTCATAAGTTCGGGTATACATTTCTTAATGATTATTATCCGGGAACAATTGATTATGACCCCGATAAACTGAACATTGGCATACTGGACATCGAAGTCGGTGCGGATGAGGGATTTCCTGATGTTTATCTGGCAAACAAACCAATTACTGCAATCACAATCAAAATGCGCGATATTATTGTGGCATTTGGTTGTGGTGATTATGTTGCACCAAAGGGTGTAATTTATCTTAAGTTCAATTCTGAAGAGGAACTGCTTAAAAAATTCGTTGAAGTTTGGGGCCAAATGGACCTCGATATCGTCAGCGGGTGGAACGTTGAACTATTTGATATTCCGTATATTATCAATCGTATTGCCAAAATTATTGGTCAAAAGTATGTCGATAAGCTTTCCCCTTGGGGAAGAATAGAAGAGCGCGATATTCAAACCTTTGGTGAAACTAAAAAGACTTATATTATTCGAGGCATATGTGTTCTTGACTATCTAAATCTTTATAAGAAATTTACATATTCAAATCAAGAATCCTATAAATTAGATCACATCGCGTTCGTAGAACTCGGTGAGAAGAAGCTAGACTATTCCGAATATGCGGGTCTACAAGATCTTTATCGTAGAGACTTCCAAAAGTTCATGGATTATAATATTCATGACGTACTTCTAGTTCAGCGCATTGACGATAAGATGAATCTTATTAGTTTGGCTATCACGGTTGCTTATGATGCGAAGATTAATTTTGCTGATGTATTTTCTCCAATTCGACTCTGGGATACGGTTATTCATAATAACCTATTAGAAAGCAACATTGTTGTTTCTAGAGAAACAGAAAAGCAAAAGTCAGAAAAGTTTGTTGGTGCATATGTGAAAGATCCTATTCTTGGATTACATAGATATGTAGCATCCTTTGACGTTGAGGGACTATATCCTTCACTTATTGTGCAGTATAATATTTCTCCAGAAACATATCGTGGTAAGATTGAGCAGAAATTTTCTATAGAAGACCTTTTGGGTGGTGCTCTGAATAATCCTAAAATTCAGGAGTTCTTAAAAGAAAAGAATTATGCTCTTACTGCAAACGGTTGTTTATGGGATCGATCTGTCGAGGGAGTATTTCCAAGGCTAATTGTTCGTATGATGGCAGAACGTAAGCAATATAAAAAGCTTATGTTGGATGCTCAGAGAGAATATGAAAAGAATCCTAGCAACGAACTTAAGAATAAAATTTCTAAGTATAATAATCTGCAAATGGCTAGAAAGATTCTTCTAAATTCTCTTTATGGTGCTTTGGGTAATAAGTATTTCCGTTGGTTTGAAATCGAATTTGCTGAAGCCGTTACTACTACAGGGCAGCTTGCTATTCGTTGGATTGAACAGAACGTAAATGTATTTGTGAACAAACTTTGTGGTGAAAATAAAGACAGAGTCATTGCAATCGATACTGACTCTGTATATCTTAATATGGAAGACCTTGTTGCAAAAACTCAAGAGAATCTGATTGATTACATGGACAAAGTTTGTGAGCAAATCATTACACCAAAGATTGCATCCAGCTTCGATTCTCTTGTGGCATATACAAATGCATATACTCCATTCTTAAAAATGAAGAGAGAAGCACTTGCTGACAAGGGTATTTGGACAGCAAAGAAGCGTTATATTCTAAATGTTCATGATAATGAAAGGGTTCGTTATAGTGAACCCAAGCTTAAAATGATGGGTATCGAGGCGGTAAAGTCTTCAACTCCAGCAGCCTGTCGGGATAAAATTAAGCAAGCACTTAAGATTATTATGAATGGGACAGAAGATGATGTTATCGAATTCATCGCACAATTTAGAGAAGAATTTACAACTCTTTCCTTTGAAGATATTGCATTTCCTCGTGGATGTAATGGTATTACAGAATATTCAGACAAAGATACTATCTATAAGAAGGGTACTCCAATACATGTTCGTGGTGCGCTGGTGTACAATAATGCTATAAGAAATGCCAATCTAGACAATAAATACGAACTAGTTCGTGATGGCGAAAAGATTAAGTTCTGTTATATGCGCCTACCAAATACAATTCGGGAGAATGTTATTTCTATTACCAACGTTCTTCCTAAAGAACTTGACTTAAAAAAATATATCGATTATGATGTTCAATTCGAAAAGTCATTCGTCGAACCACTTAAAATTATTCTCGATAGTATTGGATATGAGGTTGAGAGACGATCAACCTTGGCAAAATTTTTAATTTAACATAACGAGGTAACATGAGCCTATTACATAAACTAAAGAAAAACTCTACAGTTCAAGAGAGTGATGTGTTATCTGAATCTAAGTTCTTTAATAAGAAGGATATGATAACAACTCCTGTTCCAATGATGAACGTTGCATTATCAGGAACATTAGATGGCGGGCTAACCCCAGGTCTTACAATGTTTGCTGGTCCCTCAAAACATTTCAAGACAGCATTCTCGCTTCTAATGGCAAAGTCCTATATGGACAAGTATGCAGATTCTGTCTTATTGTTTTATGATTCAGAATTTGGTACTCCAAAATCTTATTTTGATTCCTTTGGAATTGATATGGAACGGGTGCTTCATACTCCAATTACAGATATCGAAAAGCTAAAGTTTGATGTCATGCAACAAATTAATGAGCTTGACCGCAAGGATCGTGTCATTATTATTATTGATTCTATTGGTAATCTGGCTTCCAAAAAGGAAGTTGAAGATGCTCTAGAACAAAAGGCTGTTGCTGATATGTCTCGTGCCAAGCAAATCAAGTCTCTATTTCGTATGGTTACCCCTCACCTGACCATGAAGGATATTCCTATGATTGTGGTAAATCATACCTATATGACATTGGAAATGTATGCTAAGCCTGTTGTGTCTGGTGGTACGGGCAGTTATTATTCAGCCGATAATATCTTCATTATTGGTCGCCAACAAGAAAAAGACGGTAAGGAAGTTACTGGATATAATTTCATTATTAATGTGGAAAAGTCGAGATATGTCAAAGAAAAATCAAAAATCCCAATCACAGTATCTCATGATGGCGGGATTTCTAAGTGGTCTGGTCTTCTCGACGTTGCTATGGAAGGCAAGTTCGTGCATAAGCCATCACCCGGATGGTACGCCAAGGTCGATCCCGAGACAGGTGAAGTATCTGATCAAAAAGTCCGGGAGAAAGATACAAACAATTCTGCGTTCTGGACACCGATCTTAAATTCTGTTAAATTCCAAGACTATATCCGAGATCAATATCAAATGGGTCATGGATCGATTATGCAAGGTGAAGACGGAGAAACCTATTGATTGAACAAAAGATTCTAGCCCATCTAGTATCAAACGAAACATATGCAAGAAAGGTACTTCCGTTTATTAAAACGGAGTACTTTTCTAAGCCTAGCAATGCAGTAATTTATAAAACAATTGATGATTATATTGGTAAATATAATTCTATCCCTACTAAAGAAGCAGTCTCTATAGATGTTGAGCATCTGTCCGGCCTATCTGCAGAAGTATATAATGAAATTTCAGAAACTTTAGTAAGTCTTTCAGCAGACTCTAATACTGATATGGAATGGCTTTTAGATCAAACTGAAACATATTGTCAAGAACGTGCCATTCAAAATGCTATCTTTGAGGCTATTAATATTTTAGATAACAAAGTTAAGGATAAGTCTAAGGGTGCAATTCCTCAACTTCTATCTGAAGCTCTAGCAGTATCTTTTGATACCTCTGTTGGTCACGACTTTCTAGACGACGCATCTGCTCGATATGATTTCTATCATCAGAAAGAACAAAAGATTGCCTTCGATTTAGATTATTTTAACAAGATTACTCGCGGAGGTATTCCACGAAAGACTCTAAATGTCGCTCTAGCTGGTACTGGTGTGGGTAAGACCCTATTCATGTGTCACGCAGCGGCTGCAAACCTTGCTGCTGGTTACAATGTTCTTTATATCACGATGGAAATGGCTGAAGAACGCATCGCAGAACGTATTGATGCAAATCTACTAAACTCAACAGTAGATGATCTAAAGATCATGACAAAGGATGTTTATGAGCGTAAGATTAGTCGTATCAAGGAACGCTACAAGGGTAAGCTCATTATTAAGGAATATCCAACATCATCAGCGGGTTCTGCAAACTTCAGACACCTAATTCAAGAACTAAAGCTAAAGCGCAAATTTGTACCAGATATCATTTATATTGATTATCTAAACATATGTACCTCATCTAGAATGAAGATGGGCAATTCAGTAAACAGCTACACATTCATTAAGGCTATTGCCGAAGAGCTTCGTGGTCTAGCCGTAGAATGTAATGTTCCCATTATAACTGCAACCCAAACTAATCGTGATGGGTTTAATAGTTCTGATGTCGATCTAACAAATACTTCCGAATCATTCGGTCTGCCCGCAACGGCAGATTTCATGTTCGCCATCATTTCAACAGAAGAACTTGAAAAACTTAATCAGCTAATGATTAAACAGCTTAAGAACCGCTATAACGATCTTAGCACCAATAAGGTTTTTT